GATAAAATCTTGCTTTTTCTAAATCTTCTACTTCTTTATTTGGGTCTTTTTTACCCGCCCTAGAAACATATTTAATTACATTTCCTCTATTGAAGTTCAATCCTTTGTCTTCAATATAATCTATAACTTCTATCTTAGTATCCGTATAGTGTGTTGGATGATTTACTGGGTCATTTTCTACAGGTTCTTTTACATCATCTAAAGCTTCTTTTGTATCTATTTGTTCATCTGTAGCTTCTACGCTTACATTAACCTCTTTCTTTTTATCGTTAATTACTTTTAAATCTGATTCATTTACTTCTATTTCTTGTTCTAAGTATCGTCTAAGATAATAGCTACATCGTTCTTCGCAGTCATAGTCTTGTCCGGGACATAAATCACAATCCATTCCCATTTCATTCATTACAGCTTGTATTGGATTTTTAGAATTTAATATATAATCTATTCTTCTCTTTTTACTCATATTATTTTCCCTCCAATAACTCTGGATTTTCGTATATATTACCAATTACTTCTTGTTTACTCCATGACACACAATCTATGTAATATACATCATCGTTATCATAAGCTTTATATGTACCTTCTGATGCACTCCATTTTACTATATAGTTTTGATATTTTCTTCCAACTACCCAACATTTTAAAATATCTCCTTCATATATTTCTACTCCGTTTATATCTTTTATTCCTGTGTATTCAAGTATCACGAATCTATCTTTATCTATAATTTCCCATAAATCATCTTTGTATTTAGGGTTTAATCTCAACACTCCTTTATTTGTAATTTTTAATGGTATAAAATTTTGTTCATCAATTATCATTGTTTTATCTTCTTTATCCCATGCTCTGAACTTAATTTCTCTCATTATTCCACCTCCTTATCATGTTCTTCTATATCTTTTATTGCGTATTCTATAGCCTCCATAGGCTCTAACTTGTAAGCTATCATATAAACTCTTGCTAGCTCTACAATTTCATCTACTCTGCTTAATAGCAAAGCTTATCACCCCCTTTTAATTCTTCAAGTTTTTTATTGCAATCAAAATACTTGCATCTGTCTTTACAGTTATGTTTTATAATTGTCCCTTCTCCATATAATCCTATTATTTGTGGACCTAAATAGTTACTGCAGTATTTATCGCCACTTTCTTTTTTAAAATATTTACATTTCATCTTTATGACCTCCGTTAAAATAATTCTTTATTAAATTTCTTCCCTGTTATTTCTTCTAAATCTTTCTCAGATTGTCTTTTTATTTGTTCAGTGTCAAATTGTTCTTCTGTTATATCCACTATAGCTGCAATTTCTGAATTTCTTACAACACTTTTATCAAAAACAAACATATTTCCTTGGTCTAGTGCAATCGCAAATTGTTCTAACATTTCATTGTCATTCATTTTCTTCAAGTTCATTTCCAATTTAACTTCAAATTCTTTACCACTTTTTAAAATTATTCTGTATATTCTGTATTGCTCTGCCATATTTCCTCCTTATTCCTTTACATTTATTTGTTCCATAGATACTCTAGCTGTTTTTCCTTTTATATCTCCTTTATCAAAGCTTTCTCTTTCTATAAAAACAAATTCTTTTGTCTTTTTATCAACAGCTATGTATAATCCAGTTTCTTCTAATAATCCTTTTAGTACTGTGCATATCATTGTAACAGCACTGTTCATTTCTTCTTTGTTCATATTTCCTCCTAATACTTAACTCCTATGTAATCTAATACCTCACCTAACTTTAATTTGTTAATACAGTAGTTGTATTGCTTTGGATGTGTTTTCTTTAGTCTTTGTATTCTATTAGGTGTTGTATCACACTGTATTCCGTATAAACAGTAAATACAGCCTGTCCTTTCGCATCCAGTAGTGCTATATATACATTCATCAAGCAAATTTCTATCTTCTATAATTTCACCATAAACACTTGCTATTTTTAGATCATTCTTGTAAATGTACTCTAGTACATCTTGTTGCTTCCAAAATCCAAGTGGTGTACTTACGGGTCTTTTGCTTTCAAAAGCATTACACCCATGTTGTAAGTAATTTTGTTGTCTTAAACTACTTTCTTCTGCCATAGTTCCTATTATCGGAACTTTACCAGTTTCTTTTTCGAATTTCTTCACAGGTCGTTTTTTCATTACCTCACAACATTTATTTGATATTTCAAACGGTGCATCTATCAAATAATGATATTTATTAGGAAGTTTAAATCTTCCTTTGCTGTCTCCATATAATCGTCTTTGTCTCATTTTTTTGGTACTATGTCTTATTTCCCATAGATATTGGCTATTTTCCTTACTTATTACTGGATAACCATAAGTATTTATAACCTGTTTGAAATTCATTTGTGGTTTAAGAATGGTAACATTATCAAAAGTTTTAACAAATTTATAAATCTCTGGATATTCAAGTCCTGTATTTATAAAAACTGCTTCGATATTAGGATATATACTTCTTGCTATATCTAATAAGACTGTACTATCCTTTCCACCACTAAAACTTATATATGTACCATTCTCACCGTAATAATCAACCCATTCTCTAATTCGTTGTTTTGTTCTCTCTACTTTCATTTCTAAAGGATAATTTTGTAATATCCTTAACTCATTTAAGTTCAATATTCACACCTATATAAATTAATTTCTTAATCTATATAGGTAATGGATAGGCTTCCCAACCGAGTGCTTGACTTACTCCTTATATCCACTCAGGCTATTTAAATCCATTTTACATTTCATTCACTCACCTAAAACGATTCATCTTACCTTAAGATGGTTTGTCAAACTATTGGACTAAGTAATCCTCAAATCTCATAACCTTGTTTACAAGGGTTTGTAAATATTGAATTGTATTTATTTTCATAGACTTTCACCTCTATATAAAACTTAATTGCTCATACTTGATTGTTTTTATTTCTTCTTTTTCAAATTCCCTCCTAATATATCTTGTTTGGATTATAAAATTTTAATATGATTCTTTCATACATTCTTTCCATATTTGTACAAACAAGTTCATATTCATCAAATCCACATGCTTGCTCTTGTTGTCTTAGAATCTCAGGAAGCAACTCTAATGGATGCTTATTTTTAACATCTATCATAAAATCTACCAAACATATCCAAGCTTCATTTCTTGCTATTATTTCTCCCCAAGAGTCCTCATATATAAATTTTTGTTTTTTACTTTTATTGCAATATTTTTTAGCTAATACCCCAAGTGAAGCTCCATAGTCTTCTTTTTCATATTTTATAGGTTGACTAAAATAGTCTCTATGTTTTATCCAAAGATTATTTCCTTCAATAAACACCTGACATTTACATTTTCCCTCAATATAATCTATCGAAAATTCTGATTTTATCCCCTTTAATTCTTTTGGTTTTTTTAATTTAGGCTCTCCATAAAACCTTATTATGTGTTTAAATTCCAGTGTAATCTCCTCCTAAAAGAATGACAGTTGTTCATAATCAAGTTGTTCATAATCAACTTGTTTTATTTCTTCTTTCTCAAATTCGTATTTCAATCTTTCTCTTTCTAAATCTTCAAATTTACTTTGGTCACCACAGGCTTTATGAAAGCATTCATCACATAGCCATACACTATCTGCTTCAGCACTGCAAATATTCATCTTATGCCCTTCTTGATTGATTTCTTTTGTACAGTTGTAACATTTAATACCTAAAAGTTTTTCTTGTCTTAATTCTTCACTTTCATAGTTTTTAGCTCTTTCTGCATTTGATAAATCTGCTTGATTGCATCTATAAGAGCAAACTTCTTTACAACTATTACAGCATATATTTGTGCATATACCATCGTTATTTAGTGGCATTAACTCTTTTACTGCGTCCATTCTCTTGCAACCTAAATAGGTTAGATTCCCACATTTAAACTCTTCCATATTCTCACCTATACAGTTATACCTAATTTAATTAATTCTTTTTTAGCTTTATTCAATCTTACTCTTATTGTTTCTTGACTAACTCCAATCTTGTTGCCTATTTTTTCATATGTATAACCTTCTGCTCGTTTTAAAGCAATGTATTTTATTTCTTCTAGATTCATTTCTTCTAGAGCGTTTAATATTTCTTCTCTATCTTCTAAAGAGGAATAAGCATCTCTTTCGTCTATTAAAACATCTTTATAGGTTGTTTTTTCTTTGCCTCCTTCTATATACTCGTCTAGTGATTTTTTACATGCATATTGTATTTTCCTTTTATAAGTTTTTGTCTTGTTTATATATCTTAATATTTCATGTTCTATGCAAACAAACGCATATGAAGAAAATTTAACGCCCCTTTTAGGATTAAATGTATTTATTGCTCTTACTAATCCAATCATGCCTTCTTCTATATAATTTTCTCTTTCAATTTCTGTAATTTCTGTATAAAGAAATTTTCTATTTACTACTGCATAAACTAATCCTAAATTTTCTTCTGCTAGTTTATTTTTTTCTGCTGTGTTCATGTATTCCCCCTTTTTAAGAACGTTTTTAAATCAAAGGGGAGTGAATAAAATCACTCTCCTTCTTTTGTTTTAATCAAATTCTTTATTTGTCTTTCAAATTTTATTCTTTCGAGTTGTCTTTCAAGTTTATCGTCAACATCTTCTATAGTTGCTTCAAATATATCATCATCCAGTTCTGTTAATTGATTAAGCATAATCCAAACATCTGCTACTTCCTCTGCTACATGATATATAAGTCCAAGTACATCAGGACTGTCTCCTCTTTTCCATTTCATAATAGCTTGAATTAATTCAGAACATTCTTCTACTGTTTGGTCTAGTTGTTTTTCTAATCCATAATGATTAGCTATTTCTTTTATGGAATTTTCTCTAAATTTATCTATTTCTATCACTTTTTCACTCTCCTTTATATGTTTAAATATCTTTTAATAACTTGTATAGCTTCTTCTGCTGAATAACATACCTTCACTTCATATCCCTGCTCCATCAATGCCCTAATCCATTTCTTTTGATTATCGGTACATTTATTACGTCCTACTTTCATTTCTATAAATAGCCCTGCTTTGTTATTTCTAGGAACTGGTAAAAATAAATCTGGTACTCCAGGTTTTACTCCCTGTCTTTTTAAATCTGCTGCTTCTATTTTGTTTCGACTTCCACCGTTAGGGCAATGATATAAAAGTTTTAATTCTGGATATTTCTTTTCTTGGAATTTGGCCCATTGTATCAATGCCTTTTGTTCTTCTGATTCTGATGTTTTTGGTTTTGTTGATATACTTGCTGCTCTCATGATATTTTTTATTGCTTGATTTGCCGTTGGATCATTTTCTTTAAATATTATATCTTGCATTATTTATCCCCCTTAAAACGTACTCTCCAAGTTTTTCTATAAGGTTTCTTTTGCTTTACCAATCTACCTATATTTTTACTAGAACTTTCGATGTCGTATAACTCTGAAAAATATCTAGCTAGTGCATATTGACTTTGAAACTCTAATATTTCTCCACTTTTGATATTTTCAACTATGACTGGTTTTACATTTTTTAAATTGCTCATTTATCCCACCTCTATACTTTCGAATTTCCATGTATCTCTATAGGCTTCATCCAGTTTCTCTTTTCTCCTAATAAATCCACCACCTACATTTACTTTGTATAAATTTCCTATATATTCAGCACATTCATTTAGACAATGGAATTTAATCCTTTCTCCTGTTTTTATATTTATTGCTATTATTGGTTTTGAACCTTTTTTTCGTTTTTGTGTGTATCCTGATACTTCAATCTTGTAGCCTTTGTATTCTGATTTTTTTCTAAGCATAGCTTCAATAGAACTGCTTTTCATATTCCAAATAGAGCTTAAATATCTAGATGCATCTTTTATTGAAGAAAAGTTTTTTTCTTCTTGTGTTTCTATATTTGTAACTTTTACAGCTCTTTTTCTTTGATTTCCTGGTCTTGGTTTTGCTTTATTTATTCCTAAATTAGATAATTCTGGTCTTTCACCTCTAGCATATATTTCATCTAATTCTTTCATTCTTTTATTTGATTCTTTTTCATCCATTAAGTATGTTAAGTTTGGCATTTTGCCTGTTACTATCCATGCTGCAAATGCTAAATAATTTTCTGATGTTTCATCTTTTTTAAAGTGTTTACCGTAATTTGAAAGTTTATATGGAGCGTACTTCATATTCTTTATTCCCCCTATTTTCTCCTACATATCTCTTTTGTTTTTAACTCCTCTAAATACTTCTCTAACTCTTTAGGTTTTAATTTATACTCTATTATTTCTGCATAGTTCTTATTTACTTGTTTTACATTCACTTTTCTGTTTATCGGTATTTCATTCCATAAGCATCCACAAGATTTTATGTGTCCACTTTTTAATTTATCCTCTCTTACAACTTTTGTATTTCCACATTCGCACTTACAAAGTAAAAATCTTCTATTATCTTTTTTATGATCTAAACTAATTACTGTAAGTTTGCCAAATACTTGTCCAATTAGGTCTGGTTTTTCTCTAACAAGTCCCATTTCTTTTACATGTTTTCTTATAGTACCTTCGTTTCTATCCATTTCAGTTGCAATTTTTAAAGTACTCCATCCTTTTTTGTACAGTTTCATTATCTTTTTCTTTTCAAGGTCTGATATTCGTTTATTTGTCATTTGATTATCTCCCCCTTTGTAAAATTATTTTTCTAATGGTATAACTCTTATTTCTTCTAAAAAAGAATCGTATTCTACTGTTAATGGTGTATCTTCATCTATATTTAATAGTTTTCTTAAATCCTTAGGTATACACACTCTTCCTAATGGATCTATATATCTTACATTTCCTATTCTTTCTTTTGCTGTTGTTTCTACTTTATCTAATTTATTTGATTTTTTATCCATTCTTTATCTCCCTTTATTCATCGAATTTGAATATATATCTACCTCCAGCTATTCCATTCTTTGTTTTACCATTTAAATTATCATATATAGTTTGATAACTAATAGGTAATTTCTTTGATGCATCTCTTGCCGAACGATAATATCCAATTATTTCTCCTGTAAATGTATCTATTGCATATATGCTTCTTGATCTACTTATGTGTGCCGTCTTTTTCCCTAAGTCCTTTGAATCTAAGTATTCTAAATTACCTACATAATTATCATGTATCAGTCCGTTTTTATGATAAACTGTAACATCTTCATGTGTGTAATACTTATATTTATCAGGCTTAGTTTTTCTTACCTTAGAATCTTGCGTGTAATATATATCTAAAAAGTGATAAGCTACCATTCTTGCTACTAAGTATTCAGAATATACTCCTTTGAATTTTATTTTTACTACTTGATGTTTTTTACCATGTTTTATATAAGGTAATACAAATACTCCTTCCGGTTTGCTTTTGTATATTCTTTTAAATCTGCCATAGTCACTTACTAGATATTTACCATCACTGCCTTCTACTTCTTTCCAAGTTTCATCTTTGATTTCGTATGACGAATAATACTTTTTACGTTCTTTTAAAGTTACATCATCATTGACGATATAATATCTTTTTCTAAGTCTTTGTTTCTTACACTTTATAGATGCTAGACTAGTGTGTGACATATCAAATATTCCTTCTAACTTTTCATACGTTGTTTTTTGTAGTATGTTATACTTTGTATCATATAAATACATTTGTTCCCCCTTTAGGGCTTTAATAACCCCTATATTATATTTCTAAGTCTGTAGTTATTTTCTATCCCTCTTGGAAATGTTATTATATTATTTTGAGCCATTTCTATCAGCCTTGAGCCTATAGCCTCATCAAACATTAATATCTCTTTTAAACTTTTTTCTGTACTGATAATCATAGGTTTTCCTTTCAGATAACGTGTGTTGATTATTTTGTAGATATATTTTCTATCTGCTGTTGTAGGCTCACCTTTTAGGAAGTCATCTAAAAATAATACCCTTGGATTTATATATTTTTCTAACTCTCTTATAAATTCTTCCTCGTTCATACTAACTTGTTTTAGATTAGTTAGCATTGATATATACTCTTTATAAACGCAGCCTACATTATTTTCTATTAGTTCTAGCATGGTCCCGATTCCTAAATGTGTTTTTCCACTTCCAGGATTTCCACTTAATATCAAACTAGCATTAGTTTCTTTTTTTAAAAAGTCATTAATGTATCGTATAACCTCGTCTTTTGCCTTTATTTGCCATTCTTTGTCAGTTTTAAAGGAATTAATCGTCTTTTGTTTAAAAACCTCTGTAAGACCACTTATTTTTAATTTTTCAGTACTTTGCTTTTTACTTAAACATTTACAAGGAACAGCAACTTCATATCCATCTTGTATTTCAAATATATATCCTTTATCCTCACATTTAGGGCAATCATATTGCACATCTTCTTCTATTTTGCAATTTTGTTTCATTCTATCTAGGATTCTTATTAGATCTTGGTCCATATTCATACCTCCTATTAGTTATCTCCCCAGTCATCTAGTGTTTATAATCCAAATTTTTCATCTATTTTATCTAAGAAGTCTAGATTCTTTTTATTCAATTCATCTTGTTTAGGTTTGTCTTTAGCTTTTGTTTGTAGTTCATATGCTTTTAGTTGGTCGTATGTTGTTATGTTGTTGTCTAACCATCTTTTAATCACACCTTTTAGATAGCCTAGATTTAAGTTGCCTCTTTCGGTACATATTTCTATTCCCCTCTTAAATAGTGGATAATCAATAGTAGTTGTCATTTCTATAAGCCACTCACCTGCAAGTTGATTTATTGTTCCTATATTCTTTTCATATAATTTAGAGAATTTAGATAAAGTCTGTCCGTTAGTTTGCACTACTTCTTTTTCTTTTTCTTTTTCTTTTTCTTTTTCTTTTTCTTTTTCTTTTTCTTTTTCTTTTTCTTTTTCCCCCAAGTCTATGGATAGACTATTTAAGTCTTTATCTAGACTATTACTACTGTTTTTATAGTCTATAGATACTGTATCAATAGGGTATCCATACTCTATACATACTCTATATAAATAGTCTTTATAGTCTTTACTTTTTATCTTTTCAATTTCTTTTAAAATGCAATTTCTTACCTTTGGAGATTTAGAAAAGTTATGTTTATGCCAGTTTTTTATAAGGATTTCTTTTGTTTCTTCGTTGTAACTTGTTTTTCCGTACTCTTCAAATCTTTTTAGCAATTTCTGCACTGTTTCTCTGTTATATCCTGTTTGCATTTCTACAACTTTATAAGGTAACTCGTAGCATCCACATTGTGTTGTTCTAGAGTTGCTTAGAAGATATAAATAGAAATACTTTTCCTCTGGAGTTAAATCTAATACAAATCCATCTTCCCAAAAGTCTACTTGTATTGCTCTATATTTTGCCATTGTTTTTCACCTTCTTTACTCAATCTAGGAAGGGGGATTACTCCCCAACCTAGTTACATATCCATTACTTGTTGCCCTTCTATTTGTCCGTTATTTTCTTGTGCTTCTTCTATAGGTTCCTCTGTGTATTCTACATCTTGTACTTTATTTTGAGGTGGTTCGTATTTTGCTAATAAATCTATTAATTCATCAACTTCTTCAAATTTAAGTTCTTTTAAACTATATCCATTACTTTCACAGAATTTTTCAAGTTCCACAGTATTTTTTAAATCTCCGTAATCAAACAGTCCTTTTTGTGCTGCTAATGCCATTATTTGATTTTTTTGTTGTGTTGATGCCATTCCTGGTTTTATTTCTCTCTCAGAAAGTCGTCCATCATATCCCATCTCTTCTTGTTGATATAATCCTTGAAGTTCATCTGGAAAAGCTTCACGTAAACATTGACTTTGAGCTACTTTTCGAATCATAGTACATGGTTTTTCTCTCCACATTTTGTTAGGTGTACCTTCTTTTGTTTTTTGTATATATTCGTCTAGATTAACTGTATGGCGTATTGGAAATTCTCTATCACTTCTAGATACTTCACACCAACCACCTAAAAGTGTTTCATCTGGAAGTTTTATTGTGCCTTCTCTTTCTATGATTTTTCTTTCTTTATCTACTACAACAATTCCAGCTTTCATATATCTAAATACTCCAGATGCATAAGCTTTTTTAATAAATACATCTTTCCCAACTATGATATTAGCTGCTTGATCTCCATATTTAACAAGATATGCATCTCTTATAAATGGATTTAATTTTTGAGCTTTACATAACTCTAAAAACATTAAAATTTCTTGTTGTGTAGCCTTTGGACATATATAATTTTTAACTGTTTCAGCATTTAAAACTTGTCCTCCTTCAAGTGTGAAACTTGCTAGATCTAATGCATTTACTCTTTGTACTGCTTTAGTCATTAAAATTCACCTTCCTTTTCCCTTTCAAGTTCTTCTATATTTAATCTAAGTGCATATAATAGGCTACTTTCGTAACTATCATGCTCTCTATTTCCTAATTTCTTTAATACATCTTTGTAGTGTTTTTTAAAACTATCTATTGTCATGTTTTTTCTATTATCTAAAGCAAATTTTGCTCCTTCGATAAATCCTAATCTACCTATATCATCTAGATTTCTAGATAATCTAACTAGGAATAATCTTTGTTCTAAAGTTTTTATATCAGAAGGTTTAACTCCCTCAGATTGCAACTTAAATTTCATCTTCCTAATCCTCCCAACTTGATGTATAATATAATTAAAGTGTTAATTACGTAAACGATATATGTCTTTTTGTACCTCCCTAGTCACCATTAGAGAGGTACTTTTCTTTTTATTGATGTGTCATGTCATATTCTAGATCTATTCTGTCTCTTTCCATTTGTGCAAATTCTTTTACATCTTGTAATGTCATTTCTTGTTCTAGAAATTCTTTTACTGTAAGTTCTGGATTTTCTTTTGCTATTCTATCTAAGTATTGTGGAGTGCATATCATTGTCATTTATATCACCTCTCTTATGCCTTCTATATAGTTATCTAATAGGTCTGATATATCTCTTAGATTTTCTAATGCGTTATAAGCTGCACTTGTAAATACCATATAGTGTACTTTTGTGTTGTATTCGTAAATTGATGCTGATATGATGTAGTAACTTTCACCTTTACTGATTTGTAAAGATAGGTTGATTTCAACTTTAGCAAAATCTATGTTTTCATTTATAAATTCTGCTTTAGCGAATATTCCTAGAGATTTCACTCTAAAATCTTGATTTGTCATTTGATATTACCCCTTTCTATTTTTCTAATAGAGTTGGCAATGCTAAATTTAATTCTTCAGTTGTAAAATTACTTACAAGTTGCTTAACAATAAATCTAGCTATTGTTCTATCTATTTCATCTATTTTTTTCTGTTCTTTAGCCGTAGGCTTTGTTGGTATATTGTCCTTCACTGAAATTGTTGAATAGTTTACTGCCATATGAAACACCCCCTAATAAAACGTATGTATTCCTCGTTTTGTCCTATTCGTGGATGCTTTTCCACCATGCTCCAAATACGAAGCCTGAGCTAAATATAATACTTACTACTAAGTATTTCATTACCATAATTACCTCCTATTTGCTGTAATCTACTACTGTGTGTTTACCAGCTTGTCTAAGTGTTGCGAATTTGTTTTGCAATTTGTGATACATCTTAATTTCCATTTGATATGGAGTATAAATGCTCCATTCTTCTCTATAGCCTCTAGCTCTTAATATGTCTGATACTACTTCTATTTCTTTTCTAAAAAAATGTTCTGTTTTTTCGTATACTGCCATATTTAGTACCTCCTATAAAACCGCATCTTCTAGTAATATTTGTCTGTTAACTGCATCTATAAGCTCTTTATATGCAGTTGGCGGTTTATAAGCTTCTATAACTTTTAAAGCATCATCTAACTGACAACGTTTTATAGCTTTGTAACTTGATACATCAAATTCTCTTTTTAGTTGATTCTGTGCATCTATATATATCTTTGTTCTAATAGATTTATCTTTGTAAGCCAGAGATTTTTTACCACCCATTTCTTTTATCACCTTTCCTCTTAGAGCCTTCTGTAAGGTATCACATTCTATATTGAATAAAGGCGCATTACCTTTGAAATCTTCTAGATCATCCTTTACTGCTTTTACATTTTGTTCTATTTGCTGTTGCTTTTTATCAATTGCAAATATTGCCTGTAATTCTTTGCTTAGTCCAGAAAATGGATTATTTATAACTTCTTCCATTTCTGAAAATCTTTTTACATATTTAGCAGTAAACAAAACTCCTTTTTCTCCAGTCATTTTATTAGCTAACATATCGCAGCCTAATTTAGTGCATTCATAACATTTATTAGATTTACCACTTGCATCTTTATATGCGCTTTCTATGAAATAATCACTGACAGTAATTCTACTGTTAGCTAAAACCGGTATAATTCCAATTACTTTAGGCTTTTCATAACCTTCTATCATTCTTAACACTTCGAAATGTTTCTTTTCCATCATTCCTGCTACTTCATAGCTTGGTATAGTTTTTATAGTTTCTTTTGTTTCTTTATTTCCAGTTACATTCATATCTGTAACTAAGTTATTCATTTGTTCTATATAATTCATTCCTTAATCCCCCTTCCAATCTTAAAACCATTAAAAATATATTATTTATACTTAAAATCATATTTTAAATAGCCTCAATTGTTAAAAAAAATATCCTCTATTGAACAATTAAAAAAATCAGCTAATTTCTTTGCTTTATCCAATGGCGGTTTAATCGTGCCTAATTCGTAACAAGACATTGTTTGTTTTGTTACTCCTATTTCTTTAGCTAATTCTATTTGTTTTAACTCTCTGTCGGTTCTAAGCTTTTTTAATTTATTCATAAAATCGCCTCCTCTCTACTGTCTATTATGTATTGATTAATACTATACTTATATATTAGTCTATTAATAATAGACTGTCAAGTGCTTTTAAGTAAATTTTAAATATATTTTTCTAAAAATTATTGTTTTTTTATAAAGAATGTTTGCATAAATGTAGAATAGAAAAGTATAATCTACTTATAACATATTAATAAATTAAAAACAGTTTAAAAAGAAGGGAATAAATAAAATGTTAGCTAAAAGATTAAGAGAATTAAGAGAAGAGAAAAATTACACCCAACAAGAAGTTGGTGAAATGATAGGTCTTAAAAAGGCTGCATATGGAGCCTATGAAAGAGGTTTAAATACTCCAGATGCTCAAACGTTATTAAAACTAGCAGATATATTTGACGTTACCACAGATTATCTGTTAGGTCGTGTAGATAATAAAAAACAATTATATGGATTATCTGAAGAAGAAAAGAAATTAGTAGCAATAGTAAAAACTTTAACACCTGAACAAACCGAATCACTTTCAAATATGTTATTTAAAATAATAAAAAAAGACTAGGGGAAACCCTAGCCTTTTTTCTACTCATTACTTATTTATTATTGTTCATCTTCATCACTTCAACTATCTTTCTTGCTTCATTTAAATGTACATGATCTAATCTATGTTTTTCTATTGCTTTTATCAATTCTTCTTTAATGCCTTTATCTTTCATATTCCTAATTATCCCCCCTTAATTATATCAGAACAAATGTTCGATTATTTATATTATACACTATTTTCTAGAATGTAGTATATAAAATTTTATCAAAATATTTTGAATGTATTATTATTATACAACAGATTTTAAAATAATTGGAATATTATAGTAAAATTTCCACATACGTGGACAGATTTTTTACTTCCACTCTGATTCAAATAAATCTGTTATCTTGCAATTTAAAGCCTTTGCAATATCTTCTAATTGAAAAATATTCACCTTCCTTATTTCAGTTTCGTAGTTATTAAGTGCTGATTTACTAATATTAGTTTTTCTTGATAATTTTTCTAATGAACATCTTTTTTTAATTCGTTGCTGGTAAATTAATATTCTCATATTATCATTTTTGGAATATTGTGAAATAATATACTAGAAAATAATACAATTAAATGATAAATATGTTACAATTCTAAATATATAAGAAAAAGGGGGGATAAATATGAAAAAATCATTAAATTTTATTTTGTGCGCAATTCTATGCGTTAGCATTACTGGATGTAGTTCATCAATAACTAATACTTCTTCTACAAGTACAAGTTCAGAAGTTAATAATATTTCTAAAAATGATAATTTTTCTTTGAAATTAACTAACGGTACTTTTAAAGTAGGCGAAGACTTAGATGCAGGAGAATATGTACTTATTAAAAATGATAATGAATTCATGGGAAGTTATGAAATAACAAAAGATACAACTGGAGATAGTGGTTCAACTGTAGATTTCGATTCATTTGAAAATTTTGATTATATAAAGGTTCAAGATGGCCAATATATACAATTAGATAAATGCACTTTATATATTCCAAGTGAATTAGGAAATAAACTTGATTTTTCTGATAAAAAAGAACTTACATGTGGAATGTTTAGAGTTGGTAATGGGAAAGATATAGAACCAGGAGAGTATAAATTAGAAATTACTAAAAATGATAGTGATGTTCAAGGCTGGTATTGTTTATACAATAGTCTAGATGGTGGATATGATGGTGGTCCTGATTTACAAGATTCAGATTTCTTCTCTGGAAGTAAATTATTAACATTACAAGAAGGACAATATATTAAACTTGATAGTAATACTAAAATAGTAAAATAAATTTTTAGAATAATATAGAAATATATTTCTTGATATTATACAATATAAGTATAAAAGAGAACTACATTCTATTTGCATTAGAGTGATAGTTCCTTAAGATTAAAAGTTTTTAGTTTAAACCACTCTTATCGGCATTTGAGTGGCTTTTTACTATATATATATACCCCATTATTAAAGAGTAGCAATTAAGCTACTCTTTTTTATGGAATGAAATTATATTTTTCTAATTTATCTTTTATTTTGTTGTAAGTTTTATATTTTATAATACTTTTTCCTGTAATCCAATTTTTCACTGTTTCTAAATTAACTCCTAATGTATGTGCTATTTTTCTATATTTAACATACGGTACATCTTCTTTTAAAAAAGTGTTTAACCTATCTATAAATTTATCATAATTTAATAATAAATATTCATATCCATCTATACATATTTTGCTCATATCAAATACCTGTTCTAACTCTTTTAAATTTTTCATTGTTAAAATGTATTTCCCTAATTCTAATCCACTAAGTGCATTTTTATCCATATTGCATATTTCAGCAACTTCTTTAAGAGTTAATCCTAAATCTAATCTTGCATGTCTAAGTCTATTATTAAAATGTGATAAATCTAGATCTATTTCTGGAATAACATCTGAAAATGAACTTGTTAAATTAGGTTCAAAAGTCGTTCTTTTGTTACGATACGTTCTGTTATCGTTATAAAAGTGCGACTTTTTACCAGAGTTATCTATGTTTTCTAATCCTAAATAGTTTATTTCTAAAGAATTTTCTTCATCGTTCCAAATTACATTTTTAATAATAGAAGATAATAATAATCTTTGTTGTGATAATTCTAAATTATCTAGCGAGTTATTAAATTTTCTTATATTATCTATAAGTATATCTAAATTTAAATCATCTTTTGAAATACTTATTTTATCTACATCTAATTTATTTATATCAAGTTTTATATCAGTTATTTCTTTGTTTAATTCTTCTATTTTTTCTATTATATAAGTAGAAGCTGTTGAATTAGAAAAACTAGCTAACTGATTAACTAAATTATTGACTTGAAGTTCTAAATCTTTTATTTTCTTTTTCTTATTTTTAACCTCTAATTCAACTATTTTTTTTTCTTCTGTATTTGATTCTTTTATGTTGTTATATTCTTCGACTATTTTTTCAATATCAACTTTTTTTAGATGATCCAAAACTAATTTATCTATTTTATCTGTACGAAGAATAGAACAGTCACACGTTTTTTTACCTTGTCTTTTTCTTTTAGAACAAACATAATATACTATGTCACTGTTAGATTTATAATTTAATATCATATTTGATTTACATTTACCACAAACAAGTAAATTGCTAAGCAAAGCAACTTTTCCAGTACCGGCCCTTGGAGCTTTTTCAGCATTTTTATCAAGCATTTCTTGTACTTTTAACCATTTATTAGCTTCAATAACACCTTCATGTCTAGCTATAGCTACAATAGGGGATTGACTTTTTTTAGCATATAAAAGTGAGCCATGTATATTATCAGGTATTCCTGCTACAAAGCAGCCTTTATCTTTTAAATATACAAATACTTCATTGTTAGTTTTAGCATATGCAGGATTTCTAAGGATTGATTGCACATTTCTACTACATATTTCACCACCTCTAACACCTTTTATGCCTTTTTCATTTAAATAAGTTACAACTCTTCCTATAGAATTAAATTCTAAATATTTTTCAAATACTTCTTTAGCTATTTTCATTTGTTCTTCATTTACTGTTAATTGACACATTTTACGTTGTTTCATTTGTTCATCATAATAAACTATCTTTTCGAAATCAAATCCATACGGTGGATGGCCTCCAAGCCATCTTCCTTGTTTAGCTAATTCATACATATTATCCTTTACACGTTCTGCTGTAGTTTCTCTTTCAAGTTGTGCAAATACACTAGATATATACATCATAGCTCTACCCATAGGGGTGCTAGTATCAAACTGCTCTTTAATTGATACAAAAGATATATCTAATTTGTTTAACTTTTGTATCAAAGTAGAAAAGTCTAATACACTTCTAGATATTCTGTCTAGCCTATAGCATACAATACAATCAATTTTTTTATTTTCAGCATCCTCTAACAGTTTTTTAAAGTATGGTCTATTAGTATTTCCACCACTATAACCTTCATCTGGATATATTTTTATATCACTGTCTTTAATGTTTTTATCTGGGTAATTTTTATAAATATATTCCTTGCAAAATTCTATTTGATTTTCAATACTATCCCCTTTACCTGTAAACTTTGATTTTCTTGAATAAATTCCAAAATTCATATTTATTTCTCCTTATTTGTTTTTATTGATATATTATACATTATAAAAAGTTTTCCCTTTTTTAGCATTAAAATAGCTAGAGAATTTATATCCCTAGCTATTTTTTATTTATTATCCTCTGGAATATACTCCATTATATCTCCAGGTTGACAATTTAACTCTTTACATATAGATTCAATCACTTTTAAAGATATACATTCATTTTTTGAAATTCTAGTCATTGTAGCCGAAGAAATTCCTGTTTTTTTTCTTAAATCATCTCTTGTCATACCCTTTCTATTTAACAGGTCTATTAATTTATAAAATTTAATTCCCATGTCTGTCCTCCTATATCCTTATATTATATATATTAACATATCCTTCATAGTTTTAAAATATTTTTTTAGTTTTCTAAAGAATTTTATTGACATGTTAAATACACAGTAATACAATAATGTTAAATAAATTATTTAGCAAGTTAAAGAAAATATTTATATCATAAAAAGGAGTGATATTATGGCAAATAATTTTGATGTTTTTCTAGCTCAACAAATACAAGAGGAAGTAACAAGACAATTAGCAGAAGCTAAACCAAAAGAAATAATAAAGGAAACAACAGTGATAAAAGAAAACTTAGAGGACAGTTTAAAGTGTTATACTGTAAAAGAAGTTAGCAAGTTTATTGGAATAAACGAACAAGATATAAGGAAATTAATATCTAGTGGGGAACTAAAAGCAATAAAATTCCGTTCAACAAAAGTGCCAGCAATAGAGTTATATAGATTTCTACAAGATAGCACAGGAAAAGATTTTACAGATATATTAGGGTAAAAATAAAATATAGACTTTTAAGGGGGATAATATGAATATACCATATGTATTTAAAAGATGTACTAACTGTGGGGAATGGCTAGTAGCTAATACGAATAACTTTAATAAACGTAAAGGTTATAAATACGGATTACATTCTAATTGTAGAAAGTGCGAAAACGAAAAATCAAGACAATATCATCATGCCAACAAAGAACGACTTAATAAAATATCAAGACAATATCATCATGCCAACAAAGAACGACTTAATAAAATATCAAGACAATATTACCAAGAACATAAAGAAGAACTAGCTGAACAGAGAAAACAATATGCTAAAAAAAATAAAGAGAAAAAGGCAGAGTATAATAGAAGATATCGCGAAGAACACAAAGAAGAACTAGCAGAATATAAAAAGCTATATTATCAAGAACATAAAAAAGAAAAAGCAGAGTACGATAGAAAATATCGTAAAGATAACAAAGAACGACGCACAGAACAAAAAAGACAATATTATCAATCACCTAACGGTCTAGCAGTATCGTTAAACGCAACTGCAAAAAGAAGAATAAAAGAACAATCACAAGGAAACGGAATCACTAAAGAACAATGGTTAGAAATGATGAATTACTTTAATTGGTCATGTAGTTATAGTGGTAAATCATTAAGCAAACATAGTAGAACGATAGACCATATAATACCACTTTCAAAAGGTGGAGAGCATGAAATTTGGAATCTTGTACCCATGGATAGAAGTTATAATTCAAGTAAACATGATAAAGACATGCTTGAATGGTACAAGCAACAATCGTTTTTTAGCGAAGAACGTTTAAGAAAAATATATGAATGGCAAAAATATGCATTTAATAAGTATGCCGAAATAAATGATGATAAAGTTAACTACCAATACAAAGCTAGTAAATTATAATAACCCAAAGGTAAATGAAAAATGGGCTATATAAATAGCCCATTTTTTCTTCTTAAACACTATCAGAAAATACAATCAGAAATATAATTAAAAAATGTATTTAAGAA